ACCCAGCGCCCGACCCTGAGCATCGTCGACCAGCCCCGCAACCTGTACCTCGGCTGGGGCTCGTCCGACTACCGGCGTCTCGACTGGGCGCTGTACGCCTACCGCCAGTCCGCCGAGTCGGTGTACGCCGAGTGGGGCCTGCAGGTGCAGTCGTACAAGGACCCCAAGGGAGTGGTGGTCCCCTTCGTCCTGCCCAGCGCCCCCTACGACCAGACCACCGAGCGGGGCTGGCTGAACGACCTTGGCTTGGAGGTCGAGGTCTACGACTACTGGTATCGCCGTCCGGCCAAGATGAAGCGCCGGAAGGCGGGCGAGTACCAGCCCATCAAGCACGAGACGTGGAACTGCATCTTCGTCGGCAACGTGCTGGTCAAGCAGGCCAAGCACCCCGAGTACGACGGCCTGATCCCGTACGTCCCCCTGTTCAACACCTACATCCCCGGCGTCCCCGACGGCAAGGCCGAGTTGTACGACATCGAACCCCTGATCCGCGAGAAGGACGAGCGGATGAGCGAGGGGGCCCAGATGATCCACAAGGTCATCAGCGGCCAGATGTGGCAGATCACCGGACCCGAGGCTCCCGACGTGGTGCCGTCGGGCGCGATCCCCAAGCCGAACAAGGTCGCCACCCCGGGCCCCGGGTCGCGGATCGAGTCGATCACCCCGTGGATGCCCGAGTACCAGTTGGAGCAGTACCTGCAGCGCATCGACCGCGAGATGGCCGACGTCTCCGGCCTGAACGACCTGCTCCGGGGGCTGGCCCCCAGCGAGGTGCTGTCCTCGTCCAAGGCGATCAACGCGCTGGTCGCCAACTACGAGGCCCGCATCCGCATCAAGCGCGACCTCTACTACCGCTGGATCAAGGAGGTCTGGTCGCTGGCTGCGACCGTCTGGACCGCCAAGGTCCCGGCGTTCAAGATGCTGTTCGATGCCAGTCGGCTGGACCTCGTCGCTCCGTCGCTCACCCCGCGTGACGACATGGAGACGGCAGCCATGGCAGCCAACCTCGTCAACGGCAAGTTGTGGGCCCAGAAGCGGGGCATGGACCGCGTCGGCGTCGACGACCCGGAGGCCGAGGAGGACATCATCAAGGCCGAGCGGACCGATGCCGCGATGCACCCGGCAGACGTTCAGGTCATGGCCCAGTTGATGGTCATGCTGCAGCAGTTGGGCCTGCAGGCTCCGCCCGCCGCCCAGCAGGCAGCCGAGGCCCAAGCCGCGTCTCTCGCCAACTACCGGACGCTGGCCGGTGGGCAGCAGGGGTCGCCCATGATGAACTCGCCGGAGGAGCAGCCCGCGCTGCCACCGGAGGCGGCACCCGCCAACACGCCGCAGGGTGAGGCCCTGACCGGTCCACCGCTGCCGCAGGCGGAGGGGGCATCACTGGCTTCGCAGACCATGGTGCAGGAAGGCGAAGCATCGAACCGGATCGTCAGCCAGCAGCAGATGCAGGGGTAGCCCATGGCTCGCTCTGGCCGCTTCGGGAGACTCCCGCGTAGTGCCCCGAACCTCACCTCGATCATCGTCGCCCTGACGCGTGAGATGAACGCGCTCACCGACCGCAACATCGCGGAGGCGTGGGAGAACGGAGGCGAGGTCGACGGGAAGAAGATCACCGACGAGGACCTGCTGGCGCACTTCCGCGACCGGCGGGACAAGGTCGCCACCAACGACCCGCTCTGGGAGTATTACGACAACCTGCTCCGCAACTACGAGTTCAACATCGCTGACTCCAAGATGACCCTGCAGTACGCGCAGGAGAAGGTCAGTGACACCCAGATGGCCGTCTTCTACGAGCAGTGGGCGACCAAGTTCCCGACCGACAGCGAGGCGTACCGCAACACCATGCGGACGGCGGCTGCCTACCGCTCCCGGGCCGCGCAGGTGGCAGCGGCGGGAGCAGCCCGAGCCCGGGCGCAGGCGTACCAGAACGCGCTGACCGGCATCTACAACAACTACCAGCGCGACTGGAACGTGGCCTCGACGGTCATCACCCGGGCGCTGCGGGGAGCCGGGGTGCTGGCCCCCAACGAGACGCTGGACGACATGCGGGCATCGGGTGAGACGAACGTCGAGCACGACTTCTCCGGGCTGCTTGCCGTCTTCGACACGCTGTCCAACTCGCAGGACCCGTACTACGTCACCCTGCGCGGGGAGTTGGAGGCGGCGGGGCTGGGCGGCATGTCCTACACCGACTTCCTCGCCCTCGGCCAGCGGAACCAGACCGGCTGGTCGCTGGCAGCCACCACCGCTGACCAGTACGACGATCCCGACAACGCCCGCAAGTACCGCGAGGAGGCCGCGACCTTCGGTGTGGAGTTGGCCTTCGTCGAGGATGCCGATGAGTGGACCCTGTACGAGCGGCGGCGGCAGGACTTCCTCGATGAGTGGACCCAGCCGGGGCTCTCCCAGCAGCAGTACCGCGACATCGCCAACCGCTACGCCCGCGACCTGCAGAAGATGCTGCCCGACGCGACGTCCCCCGCGCTCCATGGGGCACTGTCCTCGGAGATCAGCGTCATCCTCAATCCGACCAAGCCGGTGGCTGGGCAGTCGGGTGTCGAGCAGGGGACGGGCGAGATGTCCGACCTGATGGGCACCTTGGCGGACCTCAACACCTTCGACACTCAGATCGCGGAGGTGCGGAGCGGCACAAAGTTCTTCTCCAACACGACACTGCAGGCCAACGGGACGGTGACCCCGGACTGGACGGTGGTGGACCCACGGGCCACGGCCAACGAGCGGAACGGCATGGTCGTGATGATGCAGCAGGGGGCCGTCAGCGTCCCGGTGTGGATCACCTTCGCGGACGTGCGCTCGGTGGCGACCACCGGAGTCGACCCCGAGTCCTTGGAGACCACGTCTGGGTTGAAGCCGATTGCGGGGCAGAGCGACCTGATCGGTAAGACCTACGTCGATCCGGTCACCGGGCTGCGGAAGTGGGGCGTCTACGGAACCGGTGGCGTCCTGACGTGGTTCGACCAGCCGCCGTTTGAGTTGCCCAGCGGGTCGGCCCCGGGGGCGGATACCTACACCATCGGGGCAAACGGCTCGGTCACCATCTCGTGGGCCCCGGAGGTTGGGCCACAGGGTCAGCCGGTCGGGGACGCCACCCGGGGCGAGTACGATCCTGACTCGATCATCAACGACGACTGGATGACGGGTGGGGACGAGATCGCGGGCAAGTTCACCAGCCCGGAGCACCAGTATTACATGGGCTCCCAGAACGGACGCCTCGCCCTGCTGAACACCACCGACGCCGAGTTCGCGCAGACCCTCCGGGTGCGGGGCATCCCCGATGCCGCCGCATCCGCTCGGTTGGTCACGTTCTACGAGTGGAAGATCGAGGCAGCCACCGTCGAGAACGACCGGATGGCCGACCGGCGTGAGGCCCAGCGGGCGGGCATGGATACCCCGGGCGGGCGGCGGATTCGGCTGGGCCTGATGGAGGGATCAGTGCTGACCCGTGACGTGCTCGGTGAGGAGTTCGTGGTCGCGCCGTCCCCCGCCTTTGAGCGGGCGAAGTTCATCACCGAGCGCGACCGGTTGCGGGCTGCGGCGGAGACCTTCCTGACGGCCAACGGCTTCTCCAACCCGCAGAACACGCGGCTCCTGCGTCAGATGACTCCGAAGGAGATCACCGACTGGATGACGCGGGCGAAGAACGCCGTCCTGTCGCACAACGAGCACGACACCTCCCGCTGGATCGTGCCGGGAGCCGAGTTCCCGCAGATGGGTGGACTGCTGGGCCCCGGTCTGCAGTTGCCTTCGCTGGGGGCCACGGGCGGCACTGGCGGTGGCCCGGGTGGGGGCGGTCCTCCTCCGCCCACGATCATCGTGCCCAAGGTGACACCAACGCTGCCGGGTCCGACCATTCAGCCGAACCAGCCGAAGCCAACGCTGCTGGGGACCAGCAGCCTCTACGAGCGGCAGGCGTCGTTGCTGGATACACCGCCTCCGCCGCCGCCGCGCATCGGCGGATTCCAAGAGTATTAGCCGATGCCGAGTTCTGGTGCCTTTCAGCAAGCCCGTCTCGACGCCGATCCACGCCGTCTGATCGGTCGGCAGCCGGATCGTCGCCTGTTCGCGGGTGCAGGGTCCACCGGGGAGGGTGGACCCCCCACCGTGGGTCCACTGGGGACGTGGCAGGAAGACACCGGCAGGCCCTACTCGCAGTTGGGCAAGTTCCCGATCCGGCTTGTCGGGACTCCGGGGCTGGAAGCCGGAGGCTTCTCGCCCTTCGCGGTGGCCGCGCCTCCGACCGAGGGAGTCCGTCAGCCGGGGGAGATCGCACCCCCGATGCCCGGGTTCTGGGAGTCGGCCTTCGGCGGGATCATGGGCATCATGGGCGAGGGGGCCGGAGACATCGGGCGCACCATCGGCTCCATCGTCGACTTCCCGATGGAGGCGGCGGGCAACATCCTCGCGCTGCCATCTCTGCCGTTCAACGCGATGTGGCTGGGTGGGCGGGAAGCCCCGCTGGACGCGGACCTGCAGGCGACGTGGGATGCGTCCATCGAGGAGAACCCCCTGAACCAGATCATCCGGCTGGGGGAGTTCGCCCGCTACCAGTGGGAGCGGGACGTGAAGGGCGGGAGGATGACCGGGCTCCTGTCGGACGTCGGTCCGGCAGCCAACGCGTGGGACACGTGGACCACCCTCCTGCGCTTCGGCTTGGTGCTGCCCGGGCAATCCATTGAGCGTGGGGTGATCGGAGCCACCGGGCTCGGGGGAGACCGGGTCGAGGCGGCGCAGGCCATGGCGAACAACATCACCGTGGAGGACAAGTACGCCAACGACACGTTCCTGCAGATGATGGCCGAGCGGATCAGGAACGGGGACTACGGCACCGTCACCGACCCCGAGTTCCACAACAAGATGCTCGACGACATGGTCATCAACGGGCAGGTGACCGGCAACTTCCTTGGGGACATGGCCCTGTCGCTGGTCACCGACCCGTGGATCGTGGCCTCGCTGGGGACGGGTGTGGTGCGGAAGATCGCCACCAGTGGGGCGACGGCGATTGCGGCGAAGTTCTACAACGTCCTGCCCACCGCTGAGTTGCGGCTGCTGGCGCAGGAGCGGACCGTGGCCCGGATGGTGGAGACCACCGGCATGACCGAGGGGCAGGCCATGCGCGAGTTCGCTGAGAACCTGCCGATGCGGAACGACGCCCTGCTCCACGTGGCGAAGCAGCAGGAGTTCGAGGAGTTCACGACCGACCTGCTCGACGCCGCCAGCGGCCTGCAGCGGTGGGCGCTTGTCATCGAGCCCGCCCTGCGCCCGGTGTTCCGCATCGTGGACCGGGTGAACAACATCCCGTTCGTGATGCGGACCGGTGGTCCTGCCGAGAAGGCGGTCCAGACCATCTACAACCGCTGGTCGACCGAGGGGGTCATCAACGGCATCCTCGGGGTGGAGGGGTTCTACTCGCTGGGCAATCGGGTCAGGGGTGTGAACCCGTCCCTGTGGGCCCGGTTGGAGAACGGCATCGGCATCTACACCGGCAACCTCATCCGTCTCGGCATGCGGTCGGACCTGATCGAGCGGGCCAAGCGGGACGGGATCGACACCGCCACCCTGCCCAACGACTACGTGACGGCGGGCGTGTCCCGCCTGCGGGGCAAGACGCTGGCCTTCCCGATGGAGATGCTGGCCGCGCGGTTCAAGCCGCTGTACCTCGCCCTGACCAAGGGCGGGGACAAGGAGGCGCTGGACCTTGCCCGTGAGCAGGCCCGGACCCGGCTGGTTCGGCTGGGCGTCAACGAGGACGAGGCGATCCAGATGGCGGCGACCCTCAGCCGGGACGAGGTGGCGTTCATCGACGCGGCCTACTGGGGCCACATCAGCGAGTCCTTCGTCAAGGCAGCCCGTGAGGCTGGGGAGCAGGGGGCGCGGCTGACCCCCATCGGCCCGCACCAGATCACCGACGTGCGGGCTCAGGAGTTGCTGCTTGCCATCGAGAACGGGGACAGCACGTTCGTCCATCAGGCGATGCAGCAGTACGCCCTGCTCTTTGAGAACCTGTCTCCGACCGGCATGTCGCAGACCGAGTTGTTCACCCAGATCAAGACCATCCTCAAAGACCAGATGGGGCTGGACGACGCGGGCAAGCAGGTCCGCGACTCAGCCCTGCCAAAGCAGTTGGCCGAGGACTTCCCCCTGCCCGAGGGCCTGCGGGAGTGGCAGGACGAGGTCCGCGATCTGGGCTACCTGATCGGTGAGAAGCCGCCGGACGAGATGATGTGGCGGGCCACCATCGTCGACCGTGACGGCAGGAAGGTGATGATCGCGGTCAACCCGTGGATCGACCTGTCCGACACCGCCAGTGAGGGGATCGGCAAGGTGTCGTGGACCCGGGCGGCTCGGTCGCGGGCCTTCCGAGAGGTTCGTGGGCAGCGGATTATGATGGACGCTCGTCACCGGCTGGCCCGCTTCGGGGCCGTCAAGTACGGGATCAACGAGGGTGACTCAGACGCCCTGTTCGCCCGGGTGATGAAGGCGGCTGACGAGCAGGAGGTCGCCCCCCGGGGGCTGTCGGGAAACACCATGTTCCGGCTGGTTCACTCGTCCGGCATCCCCGACGAGATCAAGAACCAGTTGTCCGAGGTCGAGGCGGTGGAGATGTTCCTGTACGCCTTCAAGGGAGACTTCTGGCACACCGGCCTGACGCAGCGATTCACCGGCACCGCCAAGGAATGGCTCGGGATGCGGACCAACTGGCTGGGCGTCATCGCAGAGTCGGTGTACCCCAAGATGCGGTACATCTACAACCCGGTCTTCCAACTGCAGGAGTTGGCCGAGCCCTTCATCCTGAACACCATGCGTGGGGTCCGCCCCGGGTTCACCGCGTCCGACATGGACCGGCAGACCCTCGACCTCATGGACATCACCCTCCATCAGAGCCGCTATGCCGCTGACGACCAGATCGAGCGGAGCGCGATGGTCCTGCGGGACATCAGCGCCAGCCACGAGACGGCGGGTCCCAACTCCCGGGTCGGGCGGGGGCTGTGGCGGCTGATGGGCCGGGGTTCCATCCGCCGGATCAAGGAGACCAACTACGCTCGCCTGCAGCGGAAGATGTGGGGCGACGAGTTGAAGGAGTCCATCGTCCGTCGCAACCCTGCCGAGTGGTTGAAGATGGAGGCTGCCTACCGCACCACCGATGCTGGGGAGATCGCGGTCCGCTTCATGTCCGAGCGGCTGAACCTGCGGATGCGGAACCCGGAGTGGACCCGCAGCCTGTTCGACCAGTTGAAGCCGGAGCAGATCGGGGCGCTGGTGTCCCCTCACTGGAACCTGTTGGCCCAACACTTCGACGACGTGACCGATGGTGCGGCCCTCCGGGCAGCGGTCCGAGACGAGACCATCAGCGAGGCGGACTTCCGGGGCAACCTGCTGGAACAGGGAGCCGACGACGCTTTCGTGGAGCGGGCGTACCGGCAGGCCATGCTGGGCACCCCGGATCAGTTCTGGGAGGCAGCCGATGCGCTGGCCCCCGGGGCGTCGGACTTCCGCCCGATCTATCAGGCCATCGCCGCCCACGAGAACATGACCGAGGACGACCTGCTGGCGATGCTGTTCCACGACGTGCCGATGGGTGCCGATGGCACGGAGTTGGCAGCCCTGTCGGTGCGGGACCAGAGCGCCCTGCAGTTGTCGCAGCGCCTGAACCGGCTCATCCCTGACGACCACGAACTCGCCCTGCGCGAGGTGGAGCGGATGCGGACGGTCGGTCGGACCGAGACGGTCGAGTACGCCACCGTCACCGACAAGGACGGGGTCCGGGTCTACAGCGAGTTCGGGGGTCGCCATGAGGTGCCGATCCCCCTCGACCGCTTCGGGTTGAAGTGGCTGGGTGGCAACGGTGAGGCCGAGGGCGGGGTCATCGCCCACACCCATCCCAACACGCCGACCTCCTTCTCGGGCAACGACCTCACCTACGGTCCACTCGCTGGCCTCGCGGAGATGCGGGCCAACCCCCATGGGGCAGGGGCTGTCCTGCGCCCGTCGGTGATCGGTTGGGACACCCCGGAGTGGATCGCGGCGGTGGAGGCCGGGGTGATTGCCGAGTGGGACGAGATCGCGGCTGGGGTGGCGGCGAGGGGCGGGAGGATGGGACTCCCAGACATCCGCCACTTCAAGTGGGGAGACGCCTCGACCGTGGCCGACATCAAGGAGGGCCGGACCATCGCGCACTTGGCCCAGCGGTGGTTGTCCAAGATGCTGGTCGGGACGGACGTGACCAAGAGCCCGTTCACCGACCCTTCGGGGCTGATCGGCGGGCGGTTCTGGGAGTTGGCAGCCACCTTCAATCTGGCGACGACCGAGGACTTCGCCGTCTTCGCTGACCGCCTGAGCGTGGTCCGACTGGCGCACAACCTCGCCTTGGAAGACCTCGCTCGTCGGTTCGGCTGGAAGTACGAGTTCACGTGGGACCCGTCCCTGCCGTTCGACGCGAAGCGATACCGCGACCTGCTGAACCACTCGTACGGTCACCCGCCGGACTATCTGGTGGCGACGGGCGATCTGGGCACCACCTTCACCCGCTCGATTGACCTGCCGTCGTGGGACCTGTCCTACGAGGTGGCCCCGGGCGACTTCTCGATGCGGTCGCGGATGATCGGCGGGGACTTCTGGGACAACCTGTTCGACACCCAGAAGCGGTTTATCACCGACTCGACCGAGAGCCTGACGCGGGCCATGACCGAGTCCCTGACGGCGGTGGTGATCTCGGACGTGATCCGCGCGGAGGGCGCGTGGGTTGAGGCGGGGCAGGCGTTCGTCAACCCGAACGTCGTCCACCGGGTGCATGGGACCCGGCAGCAGATTCGGGTGGCTGCGGCCCTCGACGGGCTGGTCAACCAGCAGACCGAGGTGATGGCCTCCCGGCTCCGCCCGGAGTTGGACGTGGCGGGACCCGGGCAGCGGTGGTCCATCGACCTTGCGACGAGCGGTCCCCTGCGTGATGCCGAATACACCGACCTCATCGAGCAGGCGCGGCAGGTGCTGCCCACCGGAGGGCTGGCCCCGATTCGCTACGCGGACCACTCCTCGGCGGTACGGATGATCTTCACCGATCTACCCGAGGGCATGACCATGGACGAGTTTGCCGAGGCCGTTGGGTTGGAGGACATCGTCACCAAGGTCGACGCCCTCCCGGGTCATGCCCTCGGGGGCTTCCTGCATTTGGAGGTGAAGGCCAATGTCGTAGACTTTGAGTCCGTCAGGAACAACTGGGAGGAAGCAGCCAATGGCGAAGCCTATCGAACCCTCGTTGAGGGAGAGACTGAGGGGCGCATCCGATCCAGCGTGGTCAATCGCTGGGTACAAAGGCACAACGGGGCACTTCACACGGCCCTCCTCGACCGACTCGGAGACACCTACCGAGCCCACTACGGAGCCCTCCGGGCCCGAGGGGAACTCCCTGCCTTCCGAGCCTACGCCGACCCTCTAGAGGCTCCGTCTGGGCGGCACCCGATGGTGGTCGTGCCCCAGTCCCTCGGTGAGCGGCCCATGACCCTCAACGAGCAGTGGGCGTTCGGGGCTCAGAAGGTGGACCCACAGGCCCTGCTCGATGCCGACGCTCCTGCGTACTACCGGGCGGTGGACGGCATCCAGTGGTCCAAGAACCGGGAGCCGGGTGAGTTGAACGCGATCCGGGTCCGCAACGCCTTCATGTTCTCGGTCTTCACCCCGCGCACCATGCTGCCGTACTCGGAGGTCCACGCCTCCCGGTTCCGGGCTCCGGTCGACTTCACGTACAACAGCGGGGGCACCATCCGCCACATCAGCCACCACGAGGCGCTGGGGCAGACCGACCGGATTGCCGATCAGGCGTTGGGCCGGTTGCCGGTAGACCTGCAGGACGACGTCAGCCAGTTGGGGATGGCTGCACAGGTGTCCATGGGCTGGCGGTTCACCAGCGACCGGGCAGCGCAGGTGCCCGAGTCAGTTGCCAACGAGGCTGGCTGGCTCGACCGCGATGGACTGGCCGAGGTCATGCGGGAGGAGGAGCGCATCATCCACGAGACGGTGGCCCGGGAGGTTCGTGAGGGGCAGGACCCGGTGGCGGCGCTGCGGGCTGTTGTGGCCGAGTCCAACGCCCGGATCAACCCGCCTCAGCACGCGACCTTGGAGTACCAGTTGCCCAGCGGGCGGGTGGTCATCATCGAGGAGTCCCAGTTGATGGCCCATCCGTGGGACGCGGCCCGCTTCCCTGACCCGACCATCTCCACGTCGTTCCCGGCCTTCGCCCGGTACGTCACCATCGCCTCCCCGTTCATCACGTTCCGCACCCAGTCGATGAGCCGGAACCTCGGGTTCCTGCTGACGTGGCATCGCCACCGGTTCTTCACCGCCCCGAAGTTCGCCCCGTTCCTGCGCCAGCAGGCGTGGGAGTCCCGGGACCAGTACCTCCTGCGGGTCGGGTCGGTCCTGCCCGGTATCGGTGGCAAGACCTCGGGGATGGCTGGCTCGGCTCTGGGTCCGGCCTACTCCAACATGCCGCCCATCGACGTCCACACCACCCGCTCGATCTGGTCGTCTGCCGTCGAGGCTGGTGACCACGAGGAGTTGCTGTCGCGGTTGTCGCCGGGGTACGGCAGAAAGTTGCGGGCCTCAGCAGACGAGCAGGCCGGGACTGGTCGGACGGAGTGGCCGACTCCCAAGCCCCGGCGGGTCGAGTTGCTGTTGCAGAAGATGGATGGGCCGCAGGCGATTGCCACTGACCGGGCGGGAACCCTGACCCTCATGCGGAAGCGGCTGCAGGCGTCACGGCTGCTGACCGACGAGCAGAAGGCGCTCTACACCGACGACGTGCTGGAAGTCATGGCCCAGATGAATGGCAGCCCCTCGGTCATGGTGTTGGAGGGCAGCGACTACGAGGTGATGATCGAGTTCCTGATTCGGAAGCAGGCTCGTGAGGCCCTTGACCTGCGGGCGCGGGGGCTCGTCGAGACCACTCGTCGGGTCGAGGGTTGGTCGGCCAGCCAGTACCAGTGGAGCGACTGGATGCTGGCTCGTGGTGGGCGGCTGGGGTGGATGGACCCCCACCTGTCGCTGTCCAAGGATGCCGAGCACCTTGCCCGCCTGCCCGACATGAACGCCGGGGAGTCGATTGACGTCCTGTCCGTGGGGACGCGCGGTCGGTCGCTGGACCCCTACGCCCCCGAGGCGACCTTCGATCCGGGTGCGGTGTCGATGAACTTCCACCGGCAGAACGGGACGATCATGGGCTTCAACGCCATCTTGGAGGACGAGCGCCGGATCATCGGCATCACCCAGTCCGCCACGCCCGAGACCATCCACCACGAGTTGGTCCACCCGTGGGAGCGGCTGTTGCATCCGTCGAACCGGGAGAAGGTGCTGGAAGCCTTCCGGCAGGCGACCGGGTCGACCCGTCAGTCGTGGAACCGGGAGGTGTCCGAGTTCTGGGTCGAGCACGTGCTGCGGGTCATCGCCTCCGGTGAGTTGGACAACCCGGCCCTGCTGGCTCCGACCGCCCACTACGGCAAGGTGGCGCTGGAACGGCTGACCCGGGTGGCGAAGCAGGAAGCCCGGACCGTGGCCCGCGAGGAGAAGAAGGTGCTGGTGGCGGCTGCCCGAGATGCGGTGAAGGCCGCTGAGGCAGCCCGCCGTCCGCTGGTCAAGGCAGCCCGAGATGCAGGGAGGGTCCACGAACGGACGCTCCTCAACTACCAGCGGGCCCGGGCTCGGACGGGGGTCGACGAGTTGGCCCAGCGGCGGGTTGAGGCGGAGATCGCACTGGCCCAAGCCGAGGACGCCGTCCGTGCGACACGCCGCGCCTTTGAGTTGGAGCGTGACAACTTGAAGGACCTCCGTGGACGGTTGCGTGTGGCCCAACCGAACCAGCGTGGAGGGCTCACGCGAGCCATCACGAACTCAGAGAACCGGATGGCGGAACTGAAAGCCACGCTGGACGATCAGCGTGAGGCCGTGACCCCAGTCCGTGAGGCCAAGGTGGAGGCAGTGAGGCATCACAATGCCGCCACGCGCCGGAAGGACGTCGGGCCCATCGAGCAGGAGTTCCGGGCGGCGCAGGCCGATCTGACGGTTGCCGACGATGCCGTGCGGCAGGCGGACAAGGATGTTGCGTCAGCCCAGCGGGCAGTCGGGAAGGCACAGGCCACGCCCATCAGGCCCGCGCAGGCGAAGGGTGCGTACCCCGAGGCCAACCCGGTGGTCAGGGACGTCATCAACGACCTGACCAAGTTGTCCAAGATGGAGACCCGGCCCGGGTCCGGCGTGGCTGCGGCGATGCCCTTCGACCCGGATCAGGAGGCCCTGTATCAGGTCGCCCGCCACACCCTGATGGCGGCTGAGGATAAGGCGTTCACCACCCACTACTACCGCCGGAGCCGGTCCTTCATCGAGCGGTCGGTGAACCACCAATACTTTGGCCTGTACCCGGCGTCCTACATGTGGGGCAAGGTGCTGCCGGAGATGCTGCGCTTCCTGTTGAAGGAGCCCTTCGGCATCCGGGCCCCGCTGGGTGGGCTGGCGCTGGCTAATCAGGTCCATCGGTCCATGGTCATCCAGCAGAACTTCAACGACGAGTTCCGACAGGGCATGGTCGACAGCACCCCGCTGTGGCGGTTCATGGCGCTGATGACCCCTGCCCTGCCGTGGGAGATTCCGGTCAACGCCCCGCTCTGGCTGCGGCGGGCGGCGGAGATCGACGCCACGGCTCAGGCGAAGGAGGCTGCCGGGGTCCCGCCGGAGGACATCGCCCGCCTCACCGGCCACGCGCTGGGCAACATCACGGCTGACATGGCGATCTACGCCATGGGTCCGATCCAGTCGTTGAAGTACGCGGGCGACATCCTCGGCCTGACCTCCGACCTTGGCAACAGCCTGTTTGAGACGGTGTCGGGAACTCTCACGCAGGCACAGGACGATCTCGCCTCCGAGGTCTTCCAGCCGATTCAGGTGAACCCTGCACAGAATCCCTTGACACCCCCCACCCCGTAGGGTCTACACTGCCGCCGATGTGGAGGGAGTGACCCTTCACCATTGACAAGAGAATAGGAGCACAGCGGTGCCCGAAGGATCGCCCGCTACTCCCCCACCTGCTGCAGAGACCGCCTCCTCCCCCGCCGAGGACGAGGGTCAGACTCCACAGTCGGTCGAGGACGTAGAGACCATCTGGAAGACCCGGGTCAGCAACAAGGACAAGGCTCACGCAGCCGAGGTTGCTGTTCTTCGCCAGCAGGTGGCCGACAAGGATCGGCAGTTGCAGGCCAAGGCGCAAACCGACAGCGCGAACCAGTCCGACGCAGACCAGTGGAAGTCCCGGTACGAGGCCGAAGTGAAGGCCCGTGAGGATCAGCAGTCGCAGAACCTCGCGGACGTTCGGAAGGCCAAGTACCCCAGCGCAGCAGACGTGTTGGATGCCATGTCGCTCGTCCAGATGGACGAAGGCAAACTGGCAGCCCTCAACAGTCGACTGACTGAGGACGAGACTCCCACTGGTGGGCATGTGGACCCGAGTGCGCCCCGTCGGACCAGTTCCCCACCGAGGCCGTTGGAGGCACAGTCGGTCGCAGAACTGGAAGCCGAGTTGGCAAGGCAGGGACCTGCTTGGACGGAGTCAATCAACAGCGGCGAGTAGCCACTGGACTCCCGAGAGGCTGGCCCATCATCCAGAACTAGGGAGACCGGACATTGGCTACTCTGACTACCGCCACCACCAACTTCGCAAACACGGTCACTGCCCTCGTTCGGCGGCAGATCGACCAGAACTTGCGGAACCGGGCGGTCTATCTCATGGCTGGGGAACCGGTCATGGGGAGGATCATCCCCGGGACCAACCTCATCCGGCACGTCGCGTATAGCGACCTGTCGGTGACCACGAACAACAACGTGGTCACTCCCGGCACGACCCCGTGGACCACGGAGGCCGTGACGCCAACCCCCGAAGCCCTCGCTATCTACTACGAGGAGTACGGTGCCGCTCAGGCGGTCCGCTCCGTCGAGATCAGCGACATCGCTTTGGAGGAGAGCCCGCACGAGTTGATGTCCGTCGCCGCCGAGCGCGTCGGGATCAACGCGGCTCTCACCACCGACCTGTGGTCCGGCAACGTGCTCCACGCCGGAGCAGCCTCGGGTCGGGTCCTGTTCTCCGGGGTCGCCGCATCGCGGGCAGTGCTCGCGGCCACCGACGTCCTCGCCGCGCTGGACGTCCGCAAGGCCGTCACCATCTTGAAGGCGAACAACGTCCCGCCCTTCGCGGACGGGATGTATCGGGCCTTCATCCACCCGCACATCAGCCACGACCTGCAGGCGCAGACGGCGGCTGGCGCGTGGCTGGACGTCGCCCGGTACGCAAGCCCCGACTCGATCATCAAGGGAGAGATCGGGCGCTTCGCGGGTGTGCGCTTCATCGAGACCAACGTCGCCACGCTGGTGGAGGTGGATGGTGGTGCGACCACCGTGGACGCGTACTCGACCGCCTTCGTGGGCCCGGGCTCGTTCGCCTTCGGTGACCTGCAGTCCATCCGGGCGTACATGACGCCTCCGGGTGGCGACCACTCCGACTACGCCGCCCAGCGGGCCGTGGTCGCGTGGAAGGCCATGTTCGGGGCCAAGTTGCTGGCTAACACGGGCAGCGGTCTCCGCTACGTCCGCGTCGAGTCAGCGTCCAGCGTCGGAGCCAACTGAGCCGAGTAGGCTCTGAGGCTCTGGGGGGTCGGGGTATCGCACCCCGGCCCCCACCGAGAAAGGAGGTCGGACGAGTGTTCTTGTTCTTCAAGCGCCGCTTGTTCCGACGTCCCTTCCCGGGCGCTACCAAGGCCGAAGCCCGGGTGACCGTCTCAGCGGTTGTGATCCGTAATGACGGGACCCGGGAACCGATCAAGGTCACCAACGTGGAGATCAGGGAGACCCCATGGCAGACATCCTGACCAACGTCGGTGAGGACTGGATGGCGCAGCGGGCGGCTGGGACTGGTGCCCTCTCCGGCTTCGACATGCACTTCCTCGGGTGGGGGACGGGGGCTGGCACAGCAGCCAAGACCGACACCACACTGTTCACTGAGGCATCGGAAGCCCGTGCTACGGCCACCATCAGCGTGACCGGGTCCGGCGCAACGGCGAAGTATCAGGCCGTCGGCCAGTTGACCGCCGATGCAGGCAAGACCATCACCAACGCCGGACTGTTCTCGGCTGGTGCGGCAGGCTCGATGGCCGTCAAGTTCGACCACTCGGGCACGGTCCTCCTCTTGGGTGAGTCCATCGAATACACCATCACCATCGACGTGTCGTAAGGGGTGACCCGTGGCTGACAACCTCACCACCCAAACGACTCTTGCCACCATCCCGTCTGCGACCATCATCGCCACGGACGATGTGGCAGGAGTCCACTACCAGCGCATGAAGTTGGCGGACGGTGCCGACGGAGGGA